AGATTTCCCTTCTCCAACGATAGCCATGACTGGTAGACTCCTCTCTCTAACATAATCAAGAACATATAGATTATTATTAGAATCAACTGCAACAGCCATAATGACCGAGTAGTCACTATCTCTCCTATTAATATCTGTTGCTGGGTCAACCCCAACATAGATATTGACTGGCCTAAGATCGTCGTCATGAAAAATATAAGAAATACCATGATCTTCAATGTATTCATAATTACCCTCCCAATACTTTATATGTCTACTATTAAATACAGAATCTTCTTCAGATTGAACTTCCATCATGTATTCTTGATAAAATTTACTAGGCATCCCAGAATCACGATAAAATTTCTTTTTTTCTTCTAGTTTCTTCTTGGGAAACCAAGAGTCCCACAATGGGTTACCTTTATTATCAATTGCTTTATAAGTCTTTACAGTCCAAGCAAAATCTTTTTTATCTTTTTGAGCTCTCTCATGATTTGTCAATAAATTATTAATAAAACTATCAAAATGAACAGGTGTACCGTTAATACGCAACCTGCCAGTATGAGGCTCCAAAGCAGGATAAACAACCGCAGTGATAAGGTTTGCGTTTTTTGATCGAGCTTCTGGAGTAAGTGTATTATTCTCATCTTCAAAATCATCCAATATAATTAGGTCATAACGTTTATGTAACTTAGCACCACCTCTGATACCAGATACATTCGATTTAGAAAGAAGCTTACAGCCATTAGATAATTCTATATCTTCCTCTGTCCACTTTCTTCCTTTTAGGTTTCCAAAATAATATTTAATTTTATCATTAAATTCTAAATGTGTTTTTACATAATCCATATTACCAGCTGCTAATTTTTGAGTAGCAGATACCCAGCCATAGAACAAAGGCTCTTGTGAGAAACAAAACTTATGTAAAATATCACATTTTGTTAATACAGTCTTACCATGACCCCTGGGCATAATAACAGCTAATTGTTTACACTCTTCATTCATAATACAGTCTGCTATCTCATAATGAAACCAGGGAGTTTCACTTCTTAAAAAATCATCTGGTAAAAATAGTTTGCCAAAAGCAATCATATCTTTATGCGCCATTACTAGAGCCTCTTCTGCTTTAGATACGTTATTTTTGTTTATGTTCGCCATCTGTTTGACTTAAATCCTTTAACCCTACAGGGTTATCGTTTGGTTGTCTATTATACTCATCAGCAGTTGTAGGTTCCCATAATTCTTCCATGCAAGGATCACACAAACCGCTAGAGTTCATAGTAGGGGTGTCACAATTATTACAATGATAAGGAGTTGGCATTAGATTTCTCTTTCTTTAATATTGAACTGATACATAAGCCATAGGAGTGGAGTTGACAACAAGTTCTGGGGCAAAATTAGCTCCGACACCAATGTATTCACCTCTAATTTTTTTACCGCCCTCAATAACAATAGGCTGGATACCAGACCATATAACGCTATCGTCAACCATAATATATGCGTGAAAGTAAGCATCATAGCTTCCTTCTTCTATTTGATATATATAATAGGTGAAAACAGGTCGCCATGTATTTACACCATCCTGTTCAGCATATGTGTTAAAATATATAGGTACTTTATTTTCTGCATCAACAATTCTTCTCTCGACAGTTAGATATTTATCTTCACATCCCACGTAACAAACAGTTAGAAAAATAAAAAAGGCTATACATATAATAAATTCAACTAATGTTCTCATTCCTTTTTTTTCTTTTTACCCCAGCTGAGAGGATTGATGTTAAATTCTTTTTGATAGAACTTAACTTGCTCCTCCATAATTTCAAATTTTTCGTTTTCTTCTTCGATATGTCTTTCCACCAACTCTTCAATTTTTTGATTAGCTTCTGGTATTTCAACATTTTCAACCCTTTCAATTTTTGCTTCCAAGATCGCAAAACGATTTTCATGCGCTTGATATACTTTTCCAAATCCATATATTCCTCCACCTACAACAAGAACCATTGGCAAAAGAGTATCCCAACCAAACGGTAAGGTTATCCCTTGCTTGTCTGACATTGTTTTGGCGAATCTATCATTACTTGTTCATATAGTTCTAAAGCAATTAATTGCCTTGCAGCTTTAGATCCCATATTAGTATTTGGATGACGATCCAATACTTTTTCAAATCTTTTTTTCAAATCAACACCATCCTTTATAACTGTAAAGGTAGTTATTATTTCATCAAATCTTTTCATTACGGTTCTAAAATTTCTATATCTTTTAAATCTTTTTCGGTTATATTAGGAGCTACAATTGGTAGTTTGGTCATAAGGTTTGCTATTTGCCTATCTGTATACCCATGTTTTAAATCTTGTAAAGCCTCATTTGCCATTTCATTTATACCTTTAAACTCTGGCGGTTTATAAACAGATTGTTTAGGTATATCTATTTCCCTTATAGTTCTACCTGGTTGTAAACCACCAGTAGCTCTAGTAGCCATAATTTTAGAATATGTTTCAGTAGGATCTTGTGCATATTCTGCAGATTTTGCAGATATTCTAGGAACGTCACCGTCTCTATAACTTCTTATATATTTCCCATATTTTGGTGTTTTCCATTGATTTTCTTTCATCACAGCTTTCATCTTAGGAGTAATTTTGGTATTTCCATAGGTAACATAATGCATAAACTCTTCAGCTAATAAAGGAATAGCACTTCTCTCGTCAATATCTTTTATAGTATTTCTATTTAAAAATATTTTATCTTCAGTAGGGTCCCACACCGCATCAATATTTCCCTCAACATCTTTTAAATATTCAGGTCGTTTTTTATTTATATCTTTAGATGATATAATTGTATTATCACCAATTTTTGTATCATCAATTTCATCTAGTCTTTTTAAATAGCTTCTTTGAAGATCTATTGTTTCATCCCAACTATCTGTAAAATTATCTAAAGCGTTCTGAAATTTAGGGCTAGATATATAGTCTTTTAAATATTCAACTACTTCAGGAACTTTTTTATTAATTATTTTCGCTCCCTTACCAACCATTTTTCCACTAACACCAGGAACTAAGGCAAAAGCAGCTTCAAGAGCTACATCTTCTTTTGACTGTGGTACGAAAAAATCTATCATATCTGCAACACGATCCTCTTGCAATTTTGCTTTCTCTGGATCGTCTGGATATCTAGAAGCGAGAGTTTTCCACTCTACAAATCTTCTACCTAAGCTTTTTTCTTCAGTTTTTTTCCCGTTTGCCAACTTTTGACTCCTCTATAAGATCTGGTCTTTTAGCTGTTAATAATTGATCGTCTTCAAATCCTTGAAATACAGCTCCAGTGACCTGAGTTATTTTACTCTTAGGTACTACATCTGCCGCATCCCACAACATTTTAAAAGCATTTAAGCGATCAAGGGGTCTGTCTGCACTATCTGCTTCTGTCTTAACCCCTTGCACTAAATATTCTAAATCTATATCTAATTTCTTAAATACTTCTTCTAATTCTTCTTTTACTGCTGACACAATTCTCTCCTGTTTTATTAATACCCCCGCTCTCACTTTAGCATATTTATCATTCTTTGTATGAAAAGCTTTCTTATATGCTTCTGCTGGAGGTAATCCTATAGCTATATACTTAGCAAACACCACTTCCTGAGCAGTAAGGTTCTTTCTTTTTGTTATTGAATCTAAATGATTATGATTTCCGCCAAAACTATATATATTTTTTTTCCTAGTAGTGTCCATTTTAATATTCGGAAGGCAAACAAAAGTTCCAGTGCAGGTCCCAATATATCGTAAGAAACGTTTTCTCTGCTTCATTACGCCACAACGTATAACCTGTATTATTCCCCCATCGTCAGCCAGCACCCAGTCGCCTATGTCAGAGGTGCGCCAATCTTTTACCACCCTAATATCACTCGGAACCTCTAAAGCGTCATCATATACTGTATGTGGTACTTTTGATATACTATATTCACGCATCGGCTATTTCCCCATTACATTCAGCGGCAGCTCTAAATATCTGGTTTTGGTCTTCCATAGACATTTTTTCAGCTTGTTCAAAAAAATTATCAGAACTACAGCTTATTTC